TTACTTATACCAGCATCTACAAATGCTTTGTATTGCCTCATAGATTCGGCACAGGAGTCAAGATATGCTTGTACATAAGATGAACCTAATTCAATTAGCTCATATGGAACTACAAACTGAGCATCTCCACTATAATCTGAGTATTGTAGCGATGCTGATACGAAATCAATGCCTACATGATGTGTTCTAGCTTGTGCAAGAAATCTCCTAGAAGCACCTACAACTGCTATAATTATCGGGGCAAATCTCTTTATGGTTCCATGTGGCATCTTGACTACCTGTTTAGCTGTCTTGTGTTGCCCCATAGAATCTTCATACAGTTGTTTCAAATCATCCATATTTTTAATCTGATGTCCCCTCTGCGTTAACTTAGCCAGAAACATCATCATACCGCCAGGACATGAATGCGCCTCATTAATTACTGATACTTGAATATTTTTCATATTCATTTCCCCCCTTTAATTAAATTCATTGTCTACTATTAACTTCTCCTCATCTGTTAGAGAGTCGTAGCTATCTTTAAATGCCTTGGCAATCATTAAATAAGCAAAACCTAATGTAATAGCATCTGCGTTCTGAATTATAACTGCGCTGTCTTTATTGTTATCCCATCCTACAGTTACAAAGTCTGTAAATCTGTCGATACTATTATCCATTGTTACTGTACAGCCGGGGACGAAGCGCTTAGCTCCGCCTCCAGCAATAACTTTTAACTGTGCCATGTGTGGCGCCTCCTATCTGTAACTTTTATCATATGTGTAGCCTTCATCTTGTCGCTTATGATTTTCCTTATTCTTAGCCATATACATATCGTAAAGGTTATCAGCGTTTAGCCCAAGTGCAAGGCATATATTCAGGAAGAAATGGAGCATGTCAATCAGCTCTTTCGAAGCTTTGTACCAGCTTTCATATGAATCAAATAAAGACATACCTGAATAGTCTTTCCAAGGTTTGAAGTGGGGTATTTCATACAACAGCTCATGCAGCTCCTGTGTAAGGTGTATACTGTTTTCTTTTATAAACGCGGAGCGCTCTTCATCGTGCATGCTCCCGATGTCATAACCTAATCTCTCTTGTAGCTTGTTTTGCTTGTCAAGCATTTCTTGTAGCATATTTATCTCCTCCTTTTTATTTTACTGTAAATACTCTAAAGCTTATTTGCTTAATACAGTCTGCGTAAACTTCTGGATACTTCTCTTTTAATTTTATAGTGTCTATTCTACTTTGACTTCTAGGTGACCATTTGATTATATAGTCTTTAGTATATCCTATTTCATTATTCTTAAGTGCGTCTTTTAATCTATTAGCTGCTTCCTTCTCAGTTGCTTCTAATTCTTTAATCTTTGCTTTGCATTCTTTAACAGTAGCAGCTAGTCCATTCATTGTTTCATCCTCTAAAACTATTTCAGAGCCCTTGATTACTTCTGAGTTTTCATTAGCCACGTACTCGGAATCTGCATCTGTTCCAGATAATTCAGGTTCAATCAAGTTCTTAACATGATAGTTCCAGAACTTGTCAACCTTTGGGAATATCTCGTTTTTCAATAACTCATCATTTCTCCATACTTCATAATGGTAAAACTTGTTACCTCCAACTAAGCACGCTATAACACCGTATTCTAAACCTGTGACCCATAGATACCAGTTTAATTGATACAGATAGCTTAAAAGAACATCACCCTCTGCCCAAGCGTCATCCATATATTCACTGGCTGTCTTACACTCTAATATACCATATGGAACACCCTTGTCATCTACTATAAGTCTGTCAACATTAGCAATAGCCCATGGGTAGTCCTTATGTGCAAGCGTCGCTGGAGCTACTACAACCTTGTTACCAGTTCTCCTAACATATTCATTAGCTACAATAGGCTCTAACAGACGACCAAAGTGCATTCTCTCTAACGCAGCCTCACTAAATTCGTCTTCACTGTCTTGATACTGCCCAGTCTTCTTAAGGTAAACCAGTCTAGCACTTGAATACTTATTTACCCCACATATAGCGCCTACGTCAGAACCACCAATACCTCTAGTCCTATTTGCTAACCACTCCTTCTCATCTTCCTCCTGAGTGACTGTAGATAATATGTTGCAATTGGTAAGATACTTTAATACGTCCATTATTTATTCCCCCTTTGAATTTTATTCAATACCCTGCTCCTTCATCAGTTTTAATAATACATCGCCGTGACACGGCACCCCTGGAGGGCACCAGCAGCCCAACACCTTACCCTTCAGTTGATGTAATGCTCGCATCATTGTTGGACTGCTCCTTACCCATTCTTCATACATCTCAATTACCTCTTCCCTTGTTCCATCCTTGCCAATTATATATGGATTACCCCATTTACCTGGTCGCCCAATATACACGTCATAAGGTTCTTTCTTACAATGCACTATTCTCATAGAATCACCTCCTTAAAATTCTCCGCTAGTGTAAAAGCTCTTCCTAGCTTCGTCAATCTCCTCAGATGTGAATGGCTTCTCTATACAATGCTCCAGGAACTCTGTTCCAATGGGCATTCTTCTGTAGTCACTTCTCACACGTTCTACAAGATGGTTATTAGTTAAGAACTTCAATAACAATCTCAAATCATCTCTTGGTAAGCCTGTATAGTCTTCCAAAGTAAACCTGTTGAAGTATGGTAGTTGATATAACGTCTTAACAGTTTCATTAAAGTCTTGTAGAGGTAATAATGCGAATGATGCACGTATCTTAGCTATATTAGCCTCTGAGGAGTCAGTGTTAACTCTTTCTTGTTCGCTTAATTTATCATAGCCCATGCTCTTAGTACTGTATATTCTATCCAGGAAATTAACTACAAACTCTACATGTTCTTTCTTAACTACAACATCTTCCCCATCTGTAGTTGAAAATACGCAACACGCACACGCTATTGATAGCCTAGCAATCTTAATACGTTGATCGGCCGCCTCGACTAAAGGCACCCTAGAAGTATACTTTTTACCCATCTGTGTTGCTAACTTTAATATTGTAGCAACAGCGTCGTCCTCAAATTTAATATGCTCGGGTCTGCGGCTCCACGCCCACAGCACTCTCATATTACAATGATCTGATGTGTATATGTGAGGTACTGCAGGTATATCGTCTAGACTTCTATTAACTAGTGATGGGTTGACGTCTCCAGACGCTACTGCAATAGCTAAGTCTAACCTTCTAACATCTTCTGCTTTACCAAACAACTTTAGTATAGACATAACACCATAAGTCTCAGAATTAAGTTGTCTACCATTCCTTGGGTTAGATATATAGATGGCCCTGGTTCGCGCTGTGGTCTCAGCTGTTATAACTCCTGTAGTTTTTGCGATACCTGATGAACGCACATCGGACATCTGTGCTAGGTCTTCTTCACTAAGACCGGATAGCTCGTCTATAGCTATCAGTCCTCCATCATTCAGTGGGAAGGCTCCCCATACTAAGAACCACCTCTTATTGTTCTGTTGCATATTATATACCAAGCCAGTGCGTCTTGAGGACTCGCCAGAGTACAGCTCACCTAGTTTGTAATGGTTCATCAGTCTTTCTACGAGTGTAGTTTTAGCCTGGCCTGAGTCTCCGATGATTAACAGTTCTCCCCAGCCTCTGGTTACAAATTGCTCTTGGAAATAGAAATTTAGTACCGTATGGTATACTAAATCTATTGCTATACTTACATCGCGGCGCTCCCACACTCTAGTAACGTTTCTCTCCAAGTCTCTGTGTATTTCATTGAACTTGTCCTCAATAGTTTGTCCGTCCTTAATCTGGAATATCTTTAGCATCTCGTAGATATTGTCGCTCATCTCAAAGTCGTTAATCATGTTCTTCTCAGGATATGCTTTGTCAAACAAATATGTCGCGTATTGTGTTTGAGGATCAGGATACATATGCCCAACCAATGTGTATCTTTCATTCGTCTTAAGATTTTTACCTATATAATATCCAGTCCTAACTACATACTCATGTTCCTTTGCGAAACCGAAGTTTGCTTCAGCCTTTGGTATCATACGAATCTCTTCTATATTCATGTACTTTTCAATTGTTATCCTTGCTTTTGGACACGACTTGTTGATTCCTAATATCTCTTTTATAACTGCTTCCTGTTGCGCTTCAGTACATTTGATAAGTTTCATAGTATCCTTATTTGTAGCACTAAGCGTTACTGTATATTCACCAGCCATTGCGGCTAGATAACAACTACTGCATTTTTTATTATCTGCATCTGCCGCATCACCACAATATCCCTTGATTACTTCTGGACACATGTATGGCGTTGTGTCTTTCCCTGAAATCATAACCGGTACTCTAATCCTTGTGCCAAATAATTCTGCATTAGCTGAGTCAGCTAGATGTACTTCCTTAGCTTCTGTTTCGTCCGCTAGGTTTACTTGTTGAGAAGGGTCTATATACTTCTCGGCATTATCCAATAGCTTTTGGAAGTCCTCTGCTGATTGACCAGCTTTTGTGTAGAAATCCGTTATGTCTCCTTTTTCTGGGAAATCGTCTGGCCACTGCACTACATACACATCTACAATTCTAAATAGTTTCTCGCATATCTTCTGTGTAGCTATGCGTCCAGCCTCATCGTTGTCCTGTGCAATATATACACGTTTCTTATTTCTAAAATACTTTGCCCACTCAGGTCGCCACGTCCCTGCGCCACTGGTAGGACATGCTGAAGGGAATCCGTATTGTTCATTGATAATACGGTCCATTTCACCTTCGCACCATACTACGTATTCTATATCTTCGTCGATTAAGTTTTCAATGCCAAATATCCTGACTTCACCATATGTGTTTCCCATTTCATCTTCATAGTTAGTTACTTTATACTGGTCTTCATACGAATTCCATTTGTATCTTCTAAAGTTTACCAGAGTGTTGAATTCATCATATATTGGTATTGTTATTCTTTCCCCATCCCATCCTAGCTGGAAGCGCTTGAGTGTCTCATCCGTAAGGCCTCTTCGCTCACGTAATACTGTTCTTATAGGCCCTGTTAGACTCATCAACGCTTGATGGTACTCAGACACTAAACCTATATCAATATCAGGTCTTGTAGGCTTTGTGCTATCTGGTCTGGGAATACGCAGCGCATCGCCCAGTTCAAACCATGCTTCTTCATTGGATAGCCCGTACAATGTCTTGTAGAGGGTATGGATGTTTCCTTTGCTATGGCATGTTTGGCAGTAATAAACTCCCTTTACTGTATTAACGGTGAAAGAGGGAGTATTGTCTGTTTGATTTGCGTGTAGTTCTTTAAATGGACATTCTGCCTTCAATTCACTACCGCGTCGATGTACATTCTTTAGTTCGCTCAGAAAGAATGCTTCGTTGTCAATCTCTGCTAAAATTCTATTGCGATAATCCTTCCAGTTAATCTTCCTCATCCCCCTTGTTAGAAAAAATAGGGAGGCTGCTGGCCTCCCTATTCTTTCATTAAAACTCGACTGAGTCGATCTCCTCCTGGGACGCATGAGACACGGAAGCGCTGGCATCATCTAAATCATATACTAAATTAGAGTGCCTGAATGCTTTGAATAGCTCCATTCCAAAGGCTCTGTCTTCATCTGAAGTTGGCCCTGCAGCTGTAGCTACAATATTATACCATTCGTTTCCGCCTTTAGCCATTAGCTTAGAGTCCAATGTATACCCATGGTTCCACATATTTTGCATTGACACTCTTGCTAAGCTATATAGTTTTCTACCTTCATTATAGTTAGTTTTTGAGAAGCTTAGTATAATCGGCATTCTTTCTCCTTGAATGAATCCAAAGAAGTTGATGTATTTTGTACATTTAGGAATAGCTTCCCTGCCCACCTTAGTATTGTCAAACTCGTTTCTTCTGCACTGGGCGCACATCCTTGAAGTACCGTCTGACTTGAAACCTCTCTTACCATCTCTGGCATGGCAGTGTATTCCTCCCCCATCTGCTCTATCTTTCCACTCAATATTAGAGTTGAACTTAAACACAGGGATGAATACTTTGCCATTTAGTTTCTCTATGGTTAGTGAGTTTACTATGTCTCCTTCATCAGCTAACTTATCTTTCCTCTCTGGACTAAGCGCATTAATAACCTTTATCCTAGGTATAATCATGTCACTTTCATTATCGTCTTCAAATCCTAATGGCGCATCATTCATTGAACCCATAATTGCTTGGTTTTCTTTCTTTACTAAATCTGTCATTTTCAGATTCCTCCTTAATTATTTATTTATATGTCTTGCAACATAATTCTGTTGTTTAGCATCAAATATTAAGAATTTCACGGTGTCAAATTTGCTATACAATATTGTAGCAGCCATTACGCTTACTATTGCAGGCCCTGATATTAACAAGTAGTCGTCTTTAGAGAACTTTACAAGGCCTTTTTCTAGCATTGCTCTTACTGTATTCGTCTTAAAGATCGGTAGCTTTCCTTTAGTAACATATACTAGCTCTCCATACTGTTCTGCCTTAGAGTAGTCATGATTTGTATTGTTTACTACATAAACTTTGGCCATTATTTCACCTCCTAATTTATATTTTTATTATAACATAAAAGAACGCAGATGTAAATAGGAAGTTTTAAATACTGTGCCTAGTTGACTAATCCAAGATCATTAGCTGCATCAGCATAGGCACCAGCTATTAGGTCTACCATCACGTTTACAATAATCAGTTCCCTTAGCGTTTCGCTGTCTTTTTCTATGCTTATGCCATTATTCTTTTCAAACAATGCACATGCTAAATCTAATTCTTTCTGTCTCTTAGGATACTCAATATCGAACTTCTCAGCCACCGCGTCGTATAGAGCCTGCAATGAAGCGTCTGATTCTATTAACTTCTTAGCAGTCACTTTGCCGAATGGAAATACATGTCCCTTTATATGATAAACTACAATCTCTTTGTCTTCTAGCGCACTTAGCATACCAGACGCTATTTCCCATAGGTCCTTGTTTTTGACCTCTTCACCTTCAGCTGTTATCCAGCCCTTGTTTTCCCAATTCTTATACCATTCTTTATTGACACAGTTTACTATATATTCAGAGTCCGATATTATATAGATTAACTCCTCATCAGAATTAATACATACCTCAAGCGCTTGTAATAAAGCTAATATTTCACCTCGCTGTCCAGTGGATTGTAACTCACGTACAGCATCATGCCCATATATCTTATTGCTGCCCTTATCTTTAGCTATGTAGGCTCCAACTGAGAAGCATTCCGGCGTCCCAGGTTTCCTACAGGCGCCGTCTATTGCTATTATCATATTACTTGCCTCCTAATACTACTTTACCAACATTAGCACCATGTTCCTTCACTAATTCAAATGCCTGCTTCTCAGTGAATCCAGCTTTTATTAGTGCGTTGCGATATATCCTCATTTGCGTTGCGATAACATTAACTAACATTTCATATTCCGGCATCATACTTTTGAGTTCTTTTGCTGCTATTTCCATTTGTAATTTACTAAGTATATCCATCTCTAACCTCCTCACACAATAATATTAATCATCAACCATTAACAGTACAGGGATAACTTCACAACGCTTTCCATTTTTAGTCAACAAGTTGGCTTTATAACAAGCATCTTCAAACGATAGAAAAGTAGCCGAGCTTAAATTAAGTGTGGACATAATCCCATCTCCACTAAATCCTCCAGACATCCAATAAGAACCACTTTCTAGTAAAATTACATGAACAATATCTCTATCTTTTATCGGTTGCATCTAGCTCACTCCTTACACAATCATGGCGCCAACTATTCTGACCTTGGGGTTAGTACGTAGTCTAAATTCATCGTCGTACATAGTAGTATAATACTCTAACTTAGAGTCAATATTAGATGTGTTTGTTATTATTTCAATAGCCCCTGTTGGCAATTGTACAGCAACTACTAATACCTTTGGTTCTTTAATAGTTTCGGCAACAGCTAACAACTGCTCCTTAAGTGTTAACTTATCTGTCATATCGCATCCTCCTTTACATATTCCTCATTTTATTTCACTTATCATGCCTAACACCGCGGAATATTGCGCAGTTTAGTGACACATTTCCGAACTGGTCCTTTGACTCTCCAAATGTATCTACTTCAATTATCTTACCAATTATCTCTTCTGGATTATCCCAGAAACGCTGCCTCTCTTCATCGCTAAACCCTGAGCCCACTCCTACTCTATATCCTTTGTAGTCTACAACCAAAGCCCCCATCATACCTTCATACTTATTGGTTCCTTCCAGCATATCTACAACCTTAAGGTCTAGTGATTTACTGTATTTAACTTTCAATAGATTATTTGAACGCTTTATTTCATAGAGACCATCCACAGTGTTTAGCATAATACCTTCACCGCCGCGCTCCCATATAGGCGCAACTAGCTCTGCTATTTCTTCGTCTGTAGATACCACACCTAGAATTGGTACCACCTTTATGGTCCTGAACTTATGCCTTAAATCAAATGCAACTAGCAATTTGGCCCAATCATCCCTCAGGTACCGCACACCTTCATCGCCAAACATAGAGCCTAGCAATACTTTCCTATTCAGTGCAGTGTATTCTGAAGCACCCCTCTTAAACTCATCTATAGGTATAATATCAAATATGTTAAATGATACACCTGTTCTGATTCCTTTTCTATTAGCTATTGAGTTGGTTGCTTGTCTCAATGCGATATTGTTTTCATAAGTACCTATCGCAAGAAGCTCTCCATCATACACGGTATTATCTGGTAAATATCTTGCCTCTTCAATTATTTCTACAAGGCCTTCATCCTCAATTCCTGACCTACTATATAATCTACACTCGCCTTTTTCTTTGACCAATATTCTCCTGATACCGTCTAGTTTTTCTGTAGCTATGAATGGCCCTCTTACCTTATGTTTATTCTCTGAGTATGGTACACCTAGCATACAGCCTATTCTTGGTATGAAGTTGTCACCATACACTTTGTTTAACGATTTGTCGGATATTCCAATCTTTAGGTTCTTTGTGACCATAGCGATTGCTAAATTCCTAGCCTCTGCGGTATCTTGCGCGTTTATAAATAGCCATGCAAAATGAACATCATTATCTGAGCCTGTCTGGTTCTTTTCAAAATACTTTATTGCGTCATGCACGGTTATTGGCGCATCGCACATAGAGTGCTCTCCCTTTATTAACTTATTATCTGCTATGCCTGTTCTAATATATGGATTGTATATAAATTGTAGAACATCTTTGAACCCAGGCAATTCTGCGTACTTTTCTAGCAATGCTAATTTATCATTCCTACCTGGTGTCGCTTGAATTTCGTATATTGCTCTTGCGATTTCCTTCATAATCTTACCTCCAATTTGTTTTTTAAGTTACATCTGAACCGGTTAAGTGTCTGGTTTACATAAGACTGCGAACAATTAAGCTTTGACGCTATCTCTCTCTGGGTTGCTTTGAACTTAGATTTTCGCCAATATTCTAATATGCTTCTTTGTGTTTTATTGTTTACCTCAGCTATGCATAGCTCAACGCACTGCATTATTTCCTTGACTCCAGCCTCTTCTAACAGCTTTCCGTCAGCAGTTAGTGTACTTTCAAAGCTATCTAGATAAGTTGTTCCTTTGTCATCTACAGGTGTGTCATAAGAAATAGTATTCTTGTTTATTGTTGTGTTTAGACTCCGCACATATGAGCCTAGACTATTGTAGATACAGACGGTAGCATAGGTAGAGAATTTAGTGCTTCTACTGGTGTTAAAAGTAATTATCGCTTTATACAATGCTTCGTATCCTAGACTCAGCACTTCTGGATCTCCTATTAGACCAAACTTCTTAAGTTGTTTCCCAATAAGCCCCTCATTCAACTTTATAAGTTCTTCCACTACCTCTGGCGATTTGTCCATTAAAAGTAACTCATCGGACCTAGCCAAATATCTCATCCTGACATAATTGGCACAAGCCAGATATTTCGAATTCTTTACGAGATAACTCATCTCTAAATTCATCTTTATTCACTTTGCGCTTACACAATGGACAATCGCCTCGTTCTACAACCTTAACTTCCTCACCAAAGCCAGCCAGTTGTAAAATTCTTTTATTCATTATTATTACCTCCTTTCATTAATATTATACCATAAAAAGGGGATTATTTCTTTAGCAATTATTTTTTCTGAGGCGCGCTGTACGTACCAGTTCTTTTACATCATGGAGCGTGTAACAAACCCCACCTATACCGCCAGCCCGTTGTATTTCCTTTATGAAAAGCTTCTGGTGAGGTGACGCTATACCACCTGCTGCCTTTAACTCAGCAGCTACAAATATACCGTCTACACATATTATGAAATCTGATACACCTTTCTGGTATCTATCAGATGCTTTGTAGTAGGCAATGTCATCTTGCGTGTCTAACCAAGCCTTAACCTTCTTTGTTAATGTTGCTTCCTGAGCGTATGTTAACATATCTTCCTCTAGGCTTGATTGTGATTGTTTCTTCATTTTCATCTGTAAGCACCTCCATGCTATCACCTTGCTTTAATCCCCATTTATCTACAATATAGCGTGGTAATTGTACAAGAACATTTTTAGGATTAGTCACTTTAACTGTTTTAATGTGTATCATTGTACCCCTCCTTTTAAGTGTTTCAATATCGCCATACTTACGTTCTCTTTATTCCTAATGGATCTGTAGATAACCTCGTCTATAGTGCCCTTAGCTTGTATGATGTAGTAAGTACATCTGTGCGGCTGCTTTGATTTGTCGCCGTATATCCTATCAGCAGATTGCTCAAACAATTCCAAACTATCATTCATACTAAAGTATATTGCGAAGCGTGTATTTGTAAGGGTAAGCCCCTTATCTGCAGAAGCAGGGTTAGCTACAAGGTACTGAACTTTCCCCTCTTTAAAGTTTTTCAAGTTCTTATTCTTATCCTCAATACTAACCTTACCATATACGCAAGCACACTTGTCGCCTAACATATCTTGGATGACTTCAAACTCCTTGTGGTAGTTACACCATATTATAACTTGCTCATCACCTATGTTATGAAGTAACTTACTGAGTGTTTTAAATCTATAATCTGAGAGTAGATACGTTTCCTGCGACTTAGTATCAATTATAAATCCAGATGTAACTTGGTTAAGCTTATTACGCTTCGCACCGGCACTTGGGGCCGTTATGAGTACATCATTTTCCATTAATTCTAGGTACAATTCTCTCCTTAGTTGATTATACTGTTTTGTCAGTTCTTTAGGCATTGTAATATCTACAGCAATAAAGTCTCTTCCAGGTGTATTCAACACATCTTCTTTGTCAACATACACTGAGTACCTGCGAAGCAGCTGTAACAACTCATCCTTTTTATCGGGCTTAACCTGTAGCTTCTCAAACTGTGGGTTGTACGATATGTTATCAAAGAAGTAATTTTTGAATTGTGTCCATGACTGGTGTACTCCATAGTAGTCTATGGATTGTAGTTGCCTGTAGTATTCCCATTCTCCATTCGGCGCTGGGGTACCGGAAAGAAGATACCAGCGTTCCAGCGTCTGGGCGAAGTCTACCGCTTCCTTGCCGAATTTTGATCTGTTACTTTTCATCGCGGAGCTTTCATCTACAAAGCACCCGTGAATATTTAGCTTATCAATATATTTTCGATAGTTCACAAAAGACTCTATGTTAGTTATATACAGATTAGCGTCCTGTTGAAATTTCTTCAAGCGGTTAGCTTTAGTCCTATCATGTAAGTTCACTACTTTCAATTCTGGGAAGAAGCGAGCTGCGTCTGGTAACCATGCATTCTCTATAAGTATCAGCGGACAGATTACTAGCCATTTATGGTCCGGGTTCTTTGCTATATCATCAGCAATGATTTGTAAGCTCATAGGTGTTTTTCCTGTGCGAGTATCGTAGAAGAAGGCGTATCTATCGTGTATTTCAGCTAATTCCCTTCCTAGCTGTTGATGGGCGTACAACCAGCCATGTGGACGCTGTGGCCCCTGTTCTAATAGTCTCTTTGTCGCTGCTTGCTTGTGCATTTCATTTTCCCATATCTTTCGTATGTTTGGCGGTAAAGAATCTACATTAGTTTCATCAATATTTCTGAATAGTTTCAGCACCAATACAATGTTGCGGGATGTTGTTCTGAATCTTGTCTTTGACCTATTGCTGTGCACATAAGGTATTTGACTAACCAGATTATGTGTATGCCAGCCATCCTTGTCATACTGAATTTCAATATACCTATGATTGATTAATAGCTTATTACTCATTGCATCCCATTTCCTTCTCTTTTATGATTTGCTCTAAGATGTCGTTTAAGCTTATAGTCCCTCCACTCTTATCATTACATTCTGCACATTGATGTGGACCTACACATGTGAATGAAGACTCTTTACCACATTTCATTACTATTCACCACCTATTTATGAATTTATGACCTTTTTAAACACAAATGCAAAAAATGGAGGAAGGTGCAAAATTTGAGCCTACGAGAGTTTGACCTCTACCTTCCTTATTATATAAGATGATAACTTAAGTGAATAAGCTATAGCCCAGACACATGCCTAGGCTACAGCTTACCCATTAGGTTACATCTTATATTTCTTCTTCGTAAACGTCTTCTTCAGCAGAGTCTTCCTTAGGTGCTTTAGCTGCTTCTCTCTTCGCCTTTTCAGCCAGTGCGGCGTCTAATCTAGCTTGATTATTTAATATTGTTTCAGCAGGTGCGTTTCTCTTTTCTGCTTTGTAAAGAACCGATTTAGCATTTCTAATTTCAATCTTTAATTGCTCATCAGTCATATCTTCTAAAGCAATTCCTGTTAAAACTCCCCTTCTTTGTGGTGCAGGTCTCTCAATAGTGATAACACCTCCGCAATGTGGGCAAGTAATTTCAGTTGTTAGTACGCTCATTGTACAAAACCTCCATTTATTTTTATTTTGTTCTCTATATATATTATACGCTATATATTTTAAAAACTACACTATTATTTTCACGAATTTCTTAACTTAATTTTTTAATTTTCTTAGTTAACTTGGTTAATAAATTAAGGAGCGTCACGTTTTAAAAAATGTTATTTTAAAATTAAAAATCAAAAATTAAAAATAAATTTTTAAAAATTAAAAATGGTCCTCCTTAATTTATTAATAAAGATAATTAAGTTAATATAAAAATTAAGTTAATATATAATATATATTATAAATCAGATCAGATAGACGGTTAGTAGTTTCGCTACTTCTCTTGACATATGATACATTAAACTTGGCTCGCAATCAATTATGGATTGTAGATTATCGCCCATCATGCAGAGCACCGACACATCACCTACCATTGGTAGTTTATCTGATATCGCAGCGCCGGGTTGCATCGGCCCAGTTCTTAACTTAATTAGTGGATACTCCTCACCTATAGCTGCATCTACACATATTACCAATGCATCATCACGTAATAGCTGTAGCTTATCACGCAAGTTTCTATTGTGCACCGGGTCATTA